GGCAGTTAAATTAGCCCCCCTAAATGTTAAAAACGGCCACTACCCTAACCTACAAAGGTTCCCAGACGCCCTAGATATTATTCGAGTAATACTCAACGGCGTATATAAAAAAATTTTCTGAGGTAAAAAATGGACTCTAAGACCCGTGTAGAGAGACAAGACACGAGAGTATGGGCGATAGAGCAATTATTACGCCGTGAGGGATTCTTAGATCCTCGCATGTATGAGTGTGCTGACTACTATGCATCAGGTTATGCATCACAGAATACAAACGATCTATATACACTATGGGTGGAGTGGAAAGAAGATAACCCCACAAATAACCCGCAGATAGTCAATAGGTTATAGAAGTATGTCACACAGATTCATTACAGAACTAGAAGAGGACGATTTCGGTGATCTTATTCTTACAATTCCGTATGAAGCGTGTGAGGAATTGGGATGGGATGTAGGTACGAAATTAGACTTTGAGATTGCAGACGGCAGTTTTATTTTGAGAAAAGCGAAGGATGAATGAAGATTATAATAAATGGCAGGATAACACCGAAGCCCACGAAGCACTCAGATTAGGTCTGATTGCCCTCTCAGAGCGCCTGGAGCGGGTCGAGAACGCGGTATCCACTATAATGGGTATCATGGATGCTAAATGGGATATTATATGGTATAATGGGGGCGATCCACAATCTTTACAACAGGAGGACATTAATGGCAAAAATGAAGAAGTCTTTGACGGGTCAGAACATGATCGAGTCAATTCCGAAGAAGACTAGACAGGGTGCAGGACAGCATACCAAGTATGCATCCACAAGTCGGAACAATGCCAAAAAGCGTTATCGGGGGCAAGGGCGCTAAATAGCATTGTTCATATTGTAAGTTAAATGGCACTTAAGCAGGTAACAGGAAGAGATGTTGCCATCTCAAAGGCATTTAAAGATATCAAGATTGATTTTGCGAGAAATCCTTTTACCGATGATGTCGCGCATGTCAGGAATGATAACAGTATCAAACAAGCGTTAAAGAACCTTGTATTGACTGTGCCTGGGGAAGTGCCATTTGATAATAGTATTGGTTCAAGAGTAAGTGAATTACTGTTTGAACCAATGGATGAATTAATTTCTGATGCATTACAGGATGAAATCGCTTCGACGATCAATAAGTTTGAACCACGAGTATCACTAATTAATACAATTATCGTACCAAACTTCGAGACAGGTAAATACGGCGTAACGATCAAGTATCGTATTGTTGGATTACCTTTGACAGAAAGTGTTAGTTTCGTATTACAGAGACCCGAATAATGCAACCAAATAACTTAACAGCATTAGATTTTAATGATATCAAAGAATCTATCAAAGCATATCTGAGAACTAGAGATGAGTTCACAGATTATGACTTTCAAGGTTCTAGTTTATCGTATCTAATTGACACGTTAGCGTATAATACGTACTACACGGCGTTTAATGCTAATATGGCAATGAACGAAGCATTCATTACGAGTGCTACAGTGCGTGATAATATTGTTAATATTGCAAAATTATTGAATTATGTGCCGAAGTCAGTCACATCGAGCACAGCATGTTTTAAATTAGAACTGCAAACCACTGCGGTCGGAGGTGTATATCCTACATCTTGCACATTAAAGAAGGGCGCAGTAGCAACTGGTGGTAATTATATTTGGAATAGACTGTCAGATGTAACGGTAGAACCTGATCCATCTACAGGTTTAGCGACATTTGACAATATTATGTTCAAAGAGGGTAATATTCTTACCTTCTCTTATGTTGTTAATACGTTTGCAACACAGGTTTATAAGATTCCTAGTGCAGATGCTGACATTTCAACCTTATCTGTTAGGGTAAAACCCAACGAATCATCAACTACATCTGATACTTATAGTAAAGTTGAGAACGTAACCAACCTTACATCGACTTCTAGGGTGTATTTCCTCTCTGAAGGTGAGGATATGCAGTACGAAATCAAGTTTGGTGATGATTCTATTGGCAGATCACTGAAAGATGGTGAGGTTGTTGTGCTTGAATACCTCACTACAGAGGGTAATGCAGCAAATGATACCAGTCAGTTTGCTTTTAAGGGCATTATGCAGGACTCCAACGGCGCAACTTACGCTGCTGGGGCAACAACAATGACTTTAAAAGAGTCTGCTTATGGCGGATCGTCTGCAGAGAGCGTAGAATCGATCAAATATAACGCTCCTCGCTACTATTCCGCGCAATATCGGGCAGTTACCGCGCAGGATTACGCTGTTTTGACTAAAAAAGTCTATGATAACGCAAAATCCGTCGTTGCTTATGGTGGAGATTCGCTAAATCCGCCAATTTACGGTAAAGTTTACATTGCAGTGCAGACAAAAACGGGTTCATCACTCAATGATGCAACCAAAAAGTCCATTGCTGCGGATTTAAGGCAGTATGCGATGGCATCTATCGACCCTGTGATCATTGATCCCGAGGATATTTACATCTATAACAAGATTTTTGTTCAATATGACACTGGTTGCGGTGATGATACCACCACGATCAAGACAGATGTGCAAAATGCGATCAATCAATGGGCAGCACAGACCGAAATTAACAACTTTAACTCGACTTTCCGCTCACAGTCCTTTGAAAAGGCGATTACACTTGCTTCTAAGTGCGTTTCTGACGTATCTTTGCAGACAACTGTCGTCAGATACATCAAACCAGTCACTAATCAGACTAATACTTACGTTATTGCGACTGGATCGCCGCTTTATAACTCGGCACCATCGCAAACTCAGACTGAAAACGCAACAAAAGAACCAATTTTGCTTTCTGGAACGTTCAGAACCGCAGATCGCCCTGGTGTGAACCAACAATTTGAGGATGATGGGTTCGGAAACCTTCGTGTTTTCTATAATACAGGTACTAGAAAGGTTATTACCAACAGTAATGCGGGAACTGTCAACTATGACAACGGTGAAATTGCATTTGGACCTATTAATTTGATTGGTGCAGGTTCAAATGTTGCAGCAACTGGTGTAAACATCACAAATAGTGTTTCTGGTGAGGGATCTGTTACTGATTCTGATGCATTACCTGGCAGTCTTCAGGTTCCTGTTCAGTTTATCCCTGCTAACTCCGCTTCGATCCCTGCATCGACTCCTGGAACCATCATTAACATCATTTCTCCTGAGGTTACAATTGCTCCAGTGGGAACAACACCACCTACCTCAATCCCTCTAAATAGTTTGACACCAACGATTTTCGACCAGACACCATCTACGGTTACGGTCGCTGATGTTGCCAACGGTGGCACCTTAAACACGTCTGATTGTATTTAAAATAAGAGATGAATATTAACAAGGTATCTCAATCGATTGTCCAACAGACTCCAGACTTTCTTGAGGAAGAATATCCTCTGTTTAATAGATTCCTGGAGTACTATTATCAGTCACAGGAAAAAACAGGTGCTGGTCAAAATATTATCAACAACTTTCTTCAATATCTTGATATTGATAAGTTGGACATCGGTATCTTGGAAGGCAAAACCAAGATTGTTGAGGCAATTACCGATAAATCTACAAAAATCGTTGTAGAAAGCATTGAACAGTTCTTAGAAGAGAACGGTTCGATCATGATTGGCGATGAAGTCATCTATTATGAGAACACAACTAGTTCTCCCAACATCGCACTGTCTCCTGGTATCTCTTATGAGCAGGTAAAACTTAAGTGGACCAACCTGGCAACACCAATCAATGATTTTGATGGTGTACAGACAAGATTTCCCCTGGTTTCCCAGGATAACCCGATTGCTCCTCCTTCAGCACAACATTTGATTGTTAGTGTCTATGGAAAAGTTTTAATTCCTGGCACAGATTTCACTCTTTCTGGTGATGAGATTGTATTTACTACTGCACCGAGAACAAAACTCCCTGCAGATGATTCTACAACAACTTTCATCACTTATTTGAACGGTTTTATCGAAAATACCATTGCTTCTCTTGATGATATTTCTAATTCGTTCGGTGAAGGTAAGACTTCCTTCGCTTTAACTGAAAATGGCGAAAAATATGAACCGACTGTTGATGAATATGTAATTGCTATCTACGACGGTCGTCTTTTACAACCCAGAGTCGATTTCTTTATCGACGGAGATAAGTTTATCTTCGATACTGCACCTATCAATGGTCGTCAACTCTCGGTGTACTTTATTGAAGCACCTATTCCCTCTTTTGGTGCTGGTGCAAAGGCATTTTCTCGTGTTAATGACAATGGTGAACTAACTTCCATTAAAGTTGACACTGGTGGTAGTCAATATCGTTTTGAATATCCTCCTCAAGTTTCAATTAAGTCTGCTAATGGGTCTGGCGGTTCTGCTAGGTCTCTTGTTAATGGTATTAAGTCTACAAGTCTTCTTCAAGGTGGTAAGGGGTATAGTTCTACCAATCCTCCTATTGTTCAAATCCAAGCTCCGACAAAACCTGGTGCTGTAGCAGCAACCATGACGGCAACTGTCGAGAATGGTTCGGTAACTGCGTTAGAATTAACCAGTTCTGGTTCTGGATATACATTTACTCCTAGAGTTACGTTCAAACAACCTGGTGGTGCTACTCTGGGAACTCCCACAATCACTAATGGTTCAATCACAGGAACTATTCCTGTTACAAATAACGGTTTTGGATATGCTACTGCCCCTGAGGTTTATGTTGATGAACCTACAGGCACAAATCCAATTAAAGCAGCTCTGAGAGCAAATATTTCTGCTGATGGACTAGTTACTAGTATTTCAATTTTAAATGCTGGTCAAGGTTATACTACAACCCCCAGAATTGCAATTATCGACCCAGTTGGTGCTCAAGTTCTTGAAACTAGAGTCGATGGTAATGGTCGTGTTATTGGTATCGAACTTCTTAATGGTGGTAGTGGATATGACGAGATCCCTTCGGTCTATATTGTTGATACTCGCACCGATGCTCAAGGTAATTACTCTGGAGGAACTGGTGCTAAGGCAGTAGCATCGATCTTTAATGGTCAGATTACCGATATTAACGTAACTGAGTTTGGTACTGGTTATAGCGCCACACAACCCCCAAAGATTGTCATTCAAGATCCTCCTTCTGCTCAGGCATCGGTTGAAATCGGTCTTAATGAGGTAACTGGTTTTGCAGTTCAAAAATCAGGAACTGAATATGATAAAGCAGCGTTTAATGGATGTGCCAGAGCTGCAAGTGGCATAACCTCTTACACCGAAACTGGTAATGCTGAGTTTTCTAATAATACGTTAGCCGCATCTGCTCCAGTAGACACTGAAGTCAAGTGTTTGGATGCTTTGTTCATTAAAAGACTGCTTGACAAGTATACTGAGCAGTTCTTACCCGATGTTCCTCAATTAGACTATAAAAAGATTGACGTTCGTAACGCAATCAAGTCAATTAAAGATTTTTATTCGGCAAAAGGAACTTCGTTTAGTATTGCATATCTTTTCAAATTACTTTATGGTGAAACGGTCTCTATTTCGTATCCGAAAGACCAAATCATCAAACCTTCTGCTGCAACTTGGTCTGTTGACACAATTCTTCGTGCCACTTTGGTTAGTGGTAATCCTGTAGACATCAGAGACGCTCTGATTACTCAAGAAGCAGATATTGCTGACTCTAACGTTCAAGCAGCGAGTGCTTTGGTTGAAAACTATATTTCAATTAAAACTTCTGATGTAGAAATTTTTGAACTTGTTCTTTCCGAAGAAACCATTACAGGAACTTTTACTGTTCCTTACAAAACACGTCTTGCAGAGCCTCTCAACACCACTGATAGTATTATTACTGTTGACTCTACGATTGGTTGGCCAGAAAGAAACGGAGAATTTGTAATTGGTAGTGGACTTGGCAAAGAAGTCATCCAATACAAAGAAAAATCACTAAACCAGTTCATTGAGTGTACTCGTTCTGTAAATGGAACTGTAGAAGACTGGGATTCTGCTACAGAGGTTTCTTCTAACTTTACAATCTTCCTAAACAAGGGAACTGCTCAGGAAGTTGTAATGAACATCGTTGGTATTGTTGATGCTCAACAAACCACTCTTACCGATACAGGTTCTTACTATCTTCCTGGTGATAAACTGTCAGTTTCTAAACTGGGTGGCACAGGAACGTCTTCTCAGTTAACAACTTGGTTGTACAATGTTAAAAAACTAGTTGAAGTATCTGGTATCACTTTTGGTGGTGTAAATAACCAGTCTGCAACTGTTACTTGTGCTAATCCCCACGGTCTTCTAGTTGGAGACCAAGTTACAGTCTATGGTGCAAACCCAATCATCTATAACGGAACGTTCCTGGTAACTTCTAGAGATAGTGCTACGGTCTTCCAGTATCAATTACCTCAACCTGCAACTACAGTTCCTCAAGGTAATATTCTGGTTTCTATTGACTTGAATAAAGGTAAATCTGATAGTCAGATTGTTCTTAATGCTATTGGACCTTACACCACTAACATTCAGAATACTTTCTTTAATGACAACTACGTTTACGTTGCATCCACGGGTATTCCGAACTATAATATTGGTCCTTTCCCTGGATCTGCTCTTTTACCTGGTAACCAGCGTAAACTGAATAGATTCCCTACATCTCCTGTAACTATTTCGACTAAGAATGCAATTACTTCTGGTCCTATTGGAACATGGGTGAATGGTGTTTCCGTATGGTCCTATAAGTCTACGGTCACGAAAACTTTTGGTGCAGTTACTTCAATTGACATTCCCAACAAAGGTGAGGGATATGATGCAGCAAATCCTCCTGTTATCACTATTGATGGTGGTGGAGGAACTGGTGCTACTGCAGATGTAGTTGTTGATGGTGCTATTAGCGAGGTTACAGTTGATTCTGGTGGAACTGGGTATACATCTTCTCCTCTCGTCTCTATCGTCGGTGGAGGCGGTTCTGGTGCGTCTGCAACGGCAATTATCACCAAGGGTGTAGTTTCTAGAATCCTTATCAATGAGGGTGGAACTGGATATACATCTCAACCTTCTATTACAATTGTTGGTGGAGGTGGCACAGGTGCTACTGGTACTGCATCTGTTAGAGGTCCTATCAAATCTGTTAATATTACTAATGGTGGTGCTTCTTATACTTCAAATCCCACTGTTACACTGAGTTCTGGTTCTGGTGCAGTTGCTCAAGCAATTGTTAATAATGGTAGAATTATTTCTATTGCTATTATTTCTGCTGGTTCTGGATACACTACTGCACCAGAGATTCAAATTCAAGGTGATGGTTTTGGTGCTGTAGCGAGAGCAACTATTGATACTGATGGTGAAAATGCTGGTAGAGTTACTGGTATCACTATTGTTAACAAGGGTATTGGATATACTCAAGGACAAACTGTTATCAATCTTAATTCTATTGGTCAGGGTGCTCAATTCTCAGCACAGGTATTTAAGTGGACTTATAACTTACAAGAAACGTCCACAATTGATAGTGCAAAAGGATTCGTTGCTGAAGGATTTAACAATCAGTATGGTGGAGAATATGCACACATCTCCAATCCACAAAGACTGAGATTTATCCTTGGTGATAACCTTTTCCAAAATACTGCTGGTAGTATTCTTGAGCAAGAAGATCAACTCGTTCACTCTCCTATTATTGGTTGGGCGTTTGATGGTAACCCGATTTATGGTCCTTATGCATACACCGATCCCACCGATCAGGGTTCTTCGATTACAAGAATGCGTACTTCGTATAGTCTGAAGACAGAATTGGTATATAACGTTGATACTAATCCAACTCCTGTAAGAACTGCTGGTCCTTTACTCTCTGAAGAAGCGGCAGGTAACTTTGTTGAAGATTATCAATATGTTTTCAACTCAGGTGACCTAGACCAATATAACGGTCGTTTCTGTAAAACACCTGATTTCCCTGAAGGTAGATATTGCTATTTTGTCACTATTGATGCTGCAGAAGCAGGTAATCCTGTATTCCCGTATGTTCTTGGTCCTAGCTTCAACTCTGTTGTTGATAAGTGGAACTTGAGCACCGATGCAGTTCAACAGAACATTCCAACTGGTGTTGTTCGTTATCGTGATCCATATGAAAATGTTGATATTGATGTTGAGCGTGCTCCTAACGCATCTACAAATGCATTGACACTAGAAAATGGTGATGTTCTTCTGTTTGAAGTAGAAGACGAAGATAGAAGTGGTGTTATTGATCAATCTGAACTCGATGATCCTGATCAGGTCTTTGAAGAGTCTCCTCTGCAACTTTATGATTATTTCCCGAAGGTAAAACTTGATTCTAAGGTTGATATTGAAGTTGAAACGACTACTAAGTTTGAAGATGCTTCTGTAACTGGATTTACAATTGAAAACCCAGGAACTTCCTATCAGGTTGATGATAGACTTATCTTTGATAATACTGATACTGGTGGATCTGGTGTTTCTGCTCGTGTTTCTAGGATTAAGGGCGAAGCTGTAGAATCTTATAGCTTTGAAAGTATTAGTGGACAAAATTTTGGTGTCTTAACAACCGAAGAACCTCATAACCTGGTTGTTGGTGATACTGTATTTGTTGACTATACTCCTGTTATGGACAACACTAACAAACAGTTTATTGTTCGTCAATATACAGGTATTGAAGAGATTATTATTAATCAGACTGGTTCTGGTTATAATGAAGATATTCCTCCTTCAATTGTTATTGATAGTGACAGTGGTACTGATGCTAGACTACAGGCAGTCGTATCTTCTGTTGGATCTATTGATACTGTCAATATCCTTAATTCTGGTTCTGGGTATACAAGTAATCCTAGAGTCATTCTTTCTCACCCACAGGTATTCAAAAAGGCAGATTACTATGTCTCCTTTATTAATAACAATGACTATGTAAAGGTCAACGATACCTTTGTCAATGAAAATAAAGAGGTATTCATTTGTGGTAAGACAAAAGATGCTAGTGGCAATGTAGTTGCATTTGTTGCTAAACTTTCTGCTACAGGTGTTAAAGAATGGGAGAAAACATTAGAACTTGGTACTGGACAACAGGAAGCAGAATTCTTAAAACTGGTTGTTGATGGTAGTGCTGTTTGGGTAGTTGGTCAAAATAGACCAAATAGCAGCATTCTTGCTGATTATAACCCAGACATTATTCTTGCTAAGTATACTCAAGCAGATAATGGTTTGAGCGCAACACTAACTTTCCAGAAAGGTTATGCTGGTATTTCTGGTAGCACTCGTGGTGATGTTGTCACATCTCTTGTCAAGTATTCTGATACTCGTTTCTTAATTGGTGGTTTTACTAATACCAACTCAGCAAGTCCTGAAGATGCATTCTTAGCATCTATTGACACTAGCGGTAACTTCTCAGTTAAGAGAAAGTTTGCATCAGCAAATAAATCTGAAAAGATTACTGATATTATTGTCAATGGAGAAGATGTATATTATTCACTGGAAGTCGCTGATACCAACGTTGCTGGTGATGTCGATGTGGCAGTTGGTAAAGCGTCCATTGGAACATCTGTAATTACTAGTGTTTGGATCAAGAAGTATGCAAACACCTTATATTCAACGTTGAATACCAGTCTGTGTATTGACGAGTTTAATGAAATCTATGTTGTAGGTAATTGCCGTCTTAAGTCTGATGATACTAATAGAGATAGTTTCTGGGTTGGTAAGATCAATACTGACGGTGCTCTCATCTGGAACTATCGCTATGTTGCTCCTGGTAGAGAAGTTGATATGGTTGGCAATTCAGAAATCGATATTTTCGGTGATCTGAACGTTGCATTTAATCGTACTGATGATTCAACTGGATTGAAGACTGTAGATACAGTTAAGATTGGATATGATGGTGTTGTTAAAAATCATACTACCAATAACTTCGACGAAGCAAATATTGAAGGTATTACTGCACACTCTTTAGATGTAGATAACTCTGCAGACGTTCATGTCTTCGGTCAGATTTCTTGGAACCGTAACGAGTTTATTTTCCCCTTCAATACAGGATCTACAACTACTGATACCACTGGACATTACACACTGACTACCGAATCTACTAGCGGTTCTCTGGATTATAATGGTGGATATGCAAAGATCTATGGTTATCAGACTGGTCAAACCACTTGGACAAGAGGTAACCTAAAAGTTACTGGTGCTCAATTAGGAACCAAGTTAAATGGTAACTGGACTGCAGAGATGCAGATCTTTAAGGATACTAATTTTACTGCCGTTTCTGGTATTACTCAACATACCTTATTCTCTATTGGTGATGCTACCGATGCTACAGGTGGTCTTTGGTTGTATTACAACGTTGCCGATGGTAAACTCTCTTTAGTTGTTACCAATAATTCTACAACTATTAATGCAGGAAGCGCAGTACAATCTACGCAAACTACGATGTTTGCTGATAACACCTGGCAGTTCATCGGTCTTAAGAGAGATGGCAATACATTCACTGTATATGTGAATGGTATTTCAGTAATTACTGCAACTCTTACCGATACTAATTTTGCTAATAAGGACTTCTTAGTCGGTCAGATCTCTGGTAGAGATGGCACTACAGGCACTTTCCGTGTAAATGAGCAAGGTCAGTATATTGCTGATAACTTCCGTTTGAGAAATCGTGCCGTTGATCCTACTACACCTAGTGATATCTCAGTTCTTCCTACTGCTGGTGCAATCGGACTTTCCTATTCATATACCGATCTCACTTGGTTCCCTGATTATCTGGGTCGTTACGATTATATTGATTATGCTGGTTTTGGACTTAAAGTTGATAAGAACGCTGATGCCGTAAGACTTGGCGATAAGGCAACTCAAACAAATACTGGTATTGCATTTACAAGAACTGCAGTAACTCCTGTTACAGGATCTTCCCTTACTATTTCTACTTCCGAGTATGCTTTAGGTGATGCTGGTTTGCAATCACTTGATTTTGACGATGCTGATACTACAATGACTCAGGATTCTGAGACATTGACTTATACACAAGATGTATGGAGTTCTAGAACTGCAACTGTTCCTTCTCCTGGTTCTCAGAAGTTGAAAGTAACCGCAGTTGTTAAAGATAGATATTTCTTCAAAGTAACAAATACTCTTAAGATTGATAATATTCAAAAACTGACTATTAATCAGTCATTTAGATTTACTGTTGGTTCTAAGTTAGTACTGAGAAATACATCAGGAGCATTTATTAACAGCGGATATATTACTAAGGTTGATACTACAACCAATCATGTTTTTGTTGCTGTTAACAATAACACCTGGGCTAACGATCTGAACACAGGTCGTCTCTCTACAGAACAGTTTAATGAACAGTCTACTTTTGGTATTACTGGTGTAATTCCTAATGATATCAATCAGATTGATAGTTATTCTTTCGCAGAAGTAGTTAATACTACTCCTGGAACCTTTGATCTTGATCTGGCAACCTTCAACGCTCCTGCTGATGTAGGTGGAACTAATAATCTTGATGAATATGCAGTATTCAAACCATATTCTGACGATGATTATTCTATCAGAATTGACGAAGTTAGCGGATCTTCCCCGTATATTGTTGGATCTGTTGTTCAGATTGCTTCTGGAAATATTTCATTCAACTCTGCGTATAGCACTGCTCAAATCACAGGTTTGACTGGTGTTACCAAAATTACTGTAATTGCAAATCTTACTAAGATCCTTCAGGTTACTGCTCGTGAGAATGGTGATGAGGTTTATGTAATTACCGATACCAATCATTATCTTGATCCTGGTGATGTCATCTTTGTTGATGGTAACCCGTCTCAAGATGTTGGTGGAGTTACATACGATGAATATGATGGTGCGTTCGCAGTCAATCAAGTAATCAGTCCTCTAGAATTTGTTTACAAGTTAAATGCTGCAGCAGTTTCTGATCCTGCTACATCAGCATCAGGTGTTAGCATCTTCTCGAAGTCTCCCACTCTGAAGATGTATTATGGTCACCAATATCTGTTTGACCTTAGTCATTCTTCTCTTGAAGGTGGTAACTTGTCCTTCTCTAAGGATAACCTGTATAAGTTGGAATATTCATTCAACTCTATTGAACGTGTTGGAACTCCTGGTCTTACTGGTGAAGGTCAACCTACTCCTACCGTTAAACTCAAGGTTGATAGAAACATTGTAACCAATATCTCGTACTACTTTGATCCTTCTAGAACGGGTGATGATTCTCCTGTCATTCCTGGCAGTTATCTTGACGTTGTAGATTCTCCATATGTCGGAACATTCCAACTCAGTGGTGTTGCTGGTGCAACAATCACTCGTGGTGCTGATGTTCTTAAATTCCCTCTGCTTAATGAGCCTGAAGGTCCTGCAGATATTAGTCAAGCGTCTTACAGCACCAGTTCTAAGAAAGCGGTTGGTTCTATTAGTGACATTAGAGTTGTTAATGCTGGTGGATTCTATCAGAGATTACCTATTGTTTCTGATATTCAATCTACAAGACAAATTGAGAGAGTTCAAATTAATGAACCTGGAACTGAATATGCAGTTGGTCAATATCGAGGTGTTCCTATTGCAGGTGATGGTGAAGGTGGATTAGTAGAAATTACTGTTGCTGATGGTACTGACTCTGAAGGTGATGCAATTCCTGGACAGATTCAAGCAATTACGGTTACTTCTCCTGGTAAAGGTTATACTACTGCAACTATTGATATTGATTCTGTTGATGGCATTCTTGGTGCTGGTTTGACTGGTTCTGGTGCTGAAGTTGAGGTTGTTATTCCCTCCTTCGGTTCTGGTGCATCTGTTTTCACTAAGGGTGATAAGGTTGGTAAGATCAAGAAACTCAAGAACAATAACTTTGGTTATGATTATCCTCATGACTATACGTTGCGTCCTGAAATCACTTTCCCAATCAACGCACAGTTAACATCTACTAGTATTCTTACCAGTATTACTGTTAACGATCCTGGTTCGGGTTATTCTCAGGCACCTGCTGTTATTATCTCTGGTGGTGGCGGTTCTGGTGCTGTTGCTGAAGCAACAATCAAGAATGGTCGTTTGGATCAAATTTTGATCAAAGATCCTGGTGCTGGATATTCTTCTACACCTAGTGTAAATCTGAAATCTTCTTTCAACTATGTTATTAACCTTGACTTAGGTCTGCTTCAGTTCTCCTTCCCCCACGGTATTACCAATGGTGCTGAAGTTACTGTTTCGGTAACTGATACTGGTGATGGTGCAGAGTTCCCACTTTCTTCTGGTGCAACTGGTCGTTTGAATGGAACTACAACTTACTATGCTATTGCTGGTACGGCAAACTCTTTGGAAGATGATCAACTGAAACTTGCTATCACTCCTGCCAACGCAGAACTGGGTGATGCACTTACGTTTAGTAATGCAGGTACTGGTCGTCAGTCTATTTTGACTGAATCTTTCGGTGGTTCTGCAACAGCAAATGTTGGAACTTCTACCTTCCTTGAGGGTGAACTTGTATATCAAGGTGATTCTCTGGATGTTGCAACAGCAACTGGTTTTGTTTCTACAAACAATGGTTGGCAAGTTGGTCCTAGAATCCTCAAGATCGTTGACTATACTGGTGACTTCTCTGCAAATCAAAGAATTACAGGTGTTATTTCTAAGTCTTCTGGTATTATTAGTGATCTGAAGATTGCTAAAGGTGTTCTTGAAATTGGTTCTATTACAGAAACTACGGGTCAGTTTATTGATGACGTTGGTAAACCGTCTGAAATTATTCAGAAGATTCAAGACTCCTACTATTATCAGGACTTCTCTTATGCTGTTAAGTCTGCTGTTTCGATTGGTGAATGGAAAGAGATTCTTATCAAGAACGTTCACCCTGCATCGTTTAAAGTATTTGGTGAACTGAATCTGAATGAATATGGTTTTGTTCCTAATAAAGAGACTTTCTTCGAGTTAACTAAGTCGGTTGAACTTACACAAGCGGCAATTGTTCCTAATATTCAGAACTTTGCTCTGGTTGAACCCGTATATTCTGAATTCAATAACACAGAAGTTCTGTTCCGTCAAAAGAGATTGACCTCTTCTGAGAACATCTTGACTTCTGTTGTTCAAAGATTGGATGACATTTCTAATCTGTTTGATGGTGAGCGTATTGCATTCCCTCTAACTGTTGATGGAGAGAACGTTGTTGCAAACGCTAATCAGTTGATGATTGTTCTCAACGGTATCGTTCAAAACCCTGGAACAGCGTTTGAAATTCAGAACGACTCTATTGTTTTCCAAGAACCTCCTTCACCTCCTGCAAGTGTTAAGTATGTAAATATTACCATTAATCAGATCAATACTATTTCTCTGACATTTACTAATCAGAGTGGTATCTTCCCGTTACCTGGTAATACACTGATTGGTACTAGTTCTGCTGCACGATTGATTGTTACTAGTGTTGTTGGTGACACAGTTAATGGTTTCATGGAGTCTGGCACGTTTATTATCGGTGAATTGATCACTGGTAGCACTACTGGATTCAATGCTAACTTAGCAACTAGCACACCAGTTACAAATCTGGGTCTATTTGTTTTCGGTGAGAAAATTACCAACTTTGATGGCGACACTGCTATTGTTGAACAGATTAACCTGGAAAGAGGGCAAGAAACACCTGTCGCAAAACTGCGCTATACTATTGGTGCTGCAACTACTAATATTGAAGTAATTGATGTATCTGCTGCTACGGATTCACCTGTTCCTGCAGGAACATTCGTTGTTGGTGATAACTATCAAGTCGGTTCTGAAATCTTCTTAGTTAACTCTGTTACTGATGGTAGTGAGTCTACTACTATTGGGGTAACTAGAGGTCAGAATGGAACCGCTGCTGCAGCTCAGCAAGAAGATGCTCCTTTATATGGAACTGCTATTTCTGTTACTAATGCACTTACTTTAAGTAAGACTGCTGGTACATATCAGTCTACACCTGGATTGTTTGATATTCAACTTAATGATGTTATTATCGGTTCTCAGTCGGGTGTTGTTGCAAGAGTTGCTTCTACTGCCACATATCAAGATCCTACAACTCAAGAGTTTATCGGTCAGGTCAATATTTCTGAGGGTTCTTCTTTCTTCGGTCTACTGTTCAACAGAATTGCATCTCAGACTTATCCTAATGTAATCCTTGATGATATTTCCTCTTCTCAAGTCAATATTGTTCAGTATAGTGATAATGCAACTGCATTTAACTCTAACTTCCCTGCAAATGAACAGATTAATAATTATGTAATTCCTTATGATACCGCATCTGGAGATTTTGATGCTGATGAAGTTATTCGTAATTATAAAATTGACTATGGTAATAATGTTGGCGATTTCCAAGTAGAAAATGGCGTTGTTAGAAAACTAACATTCACCGATAAGATTGGTGATGGTTTCTTTGCTGCTGGTCAAATTATTAGAACTCGTGATACAAAAGCAGAAGTTATCGGTTATAACTCTGCTATCAATACTGTTTATCTTGGTAAGATTGGTCGCTCACAACGTAATGGTCAAGATTACTTCCAGTGGACATGGGAAGCAGGTGCTTACATCAATACTTACAATGAGAAGTTTGGATCTTCCTGCTTAGCACTTTCTGCTGGTCTTTCTGATCATACATTTGTAAGTGGTGTTGCTGATGGTATTGTTGCTGGCGGTGGTGCTACAGGCACATATACTGCTGCTACAGGCACCTCATATAACCCTGCAACGGGTGCAATGACCCTTGAGATTGGTAATCACTCTCTTACCACTTCTAACACTGTCACAATCGCAGATAACGCTGTTACATTCACATGTGATCAGGACGGAGATACTTCTAATAAGTCTTATCCTCGTTCTACTGATCCTGCATCTGGTACAGCACTTGCTATCAGTGCAGTAACTTCTACTACGATTACAGTGAACGTCGGTGCTGTTCCTATCGATGAATACATCAGCACTCCATCATCTAGTGAGTTTGCGTTTGGAACCTCTGCATATACAATTGAACTTTGGGTGAAACCTCTTTCTGCTTCCTTGAGTGGAACTAAGACTCTTCTCGACTTCCGCACTCAGGCAACTGATGTTGCTGGTCGTTTGTATCTTGAAGCTGGTCAAGTTCGTTTCAATTCAAATAATGTAGATGTTGCAACTTCTGGTCTGACCACATTGAATAACAATGTTTGGTATCATATTGCGGTTGTTCGCTCTTCTACCGCTTCTGGAGGCACCAAACTGTATATTGATGGTGTTGAGAGAGGTGTTGGTATTGATGCTAATAACTATGCTGCTAAACCTCTCAGAATCGGTGGTGATTATGCAGGTGCAAACGAATTTGCTGGTTATATTGATGAACTTCGTGTTTCTACAACCAACCGTTATACCACAGCATTCACTGCTCCTACAGGAATGTTCCAAGGTGATGCAACTACAAAACTTCTCCTTCACTTTGACGGAGAAGAAGGTCAAACCTATGTTGAAGACTGGTCTGGTGGTGAGTCCTTCACTGCAGATGAGTACTTTAATAACGATGCAATCTTAGCAACGTCTAGATCTTCCACAGGCATTGGAGTTACTGGATTCACTGGCAACTCTCATCGTTATATTAACGCTGCAGATAACATCATTCTCAATAAGGACTTTATTGCTAATGAAGCAGTTTATATTATGAAGAATCGCTATCCCTATTTCACTGTTCCTGGTGGAGAAATCAATTGTGAGGATGATGTTCGTGATATTCTCGATGCTCTTGTAAATGACTTGAGAAATGGTAGTAATGATAAAATCTGGGATGCTTCTGCACTGTATGTTAATAGAACAGTCAATCCAATCACATTGAGTCACGTCGAAAGTGAAATTGCTGAAACTCTCTATACATTAGAAAAAACTCAAGAGATTGTTGAATATGTAATCAACAATACACCTTGGGAAGTACAGGGTGATCATGGTCTCACTCAGAAGTTTGATACTTCTATTACTGAGTCTTCTTATGCAAGTGCAACCACATTTACACCCTCTGCTGCAACTTATGATCCCGCAACGGGTCTCATGGTTATTACCTCTAATAGTCATGGTTTAGTTGCTCCTAGCAATAAGACTGCAACTGGTGCAACATATACTGCAACCACAGGTGTTCTTCAAATTACTTCTAACAGTCATGGTCTTTCTAATGGTGACAGAATCAAGTTGGCAGATAACTCTCTGACCTTCACTTGCACCATGGATGGTAATACTGCTCAGAAGACTTATCCTCGTGCAAATGATCCTGCTTCTCAGGGTTGGTTGGAAGTTTCTAACGTTACTACGAATACATTTGAAGTTAATGTTGGCAAGTCTCCTACTGTCAACTATACTCCGACCACAGCAACTTACAATCCTGCTACAGGTATTGCAGTAATTACTCTTCCTGAGAATAATCTGGAAGTTGGTCAGAATGTTCAAATTGCTCAGAATGCACTTACATTCAGCAGAGGATCTGGATCTAACGGATCTGTTCCCGCTGCAGCAGCAACTTCATATGAAATTACTCAGAATGGTGCAACAAGTACTGCAACAGCAGCAACATATGATCCTGCATCGGGTCAACTTGTAGTTACCGTTGCAAACCACGGATTCACTACTAGTGATAAGATTAGAATTGAAGATAATTCTTTGACATTCACCTGCACTAAGGATGGCAACTTTGAGAATAAGACTTATCCTCGTTCTACCGATCCGTTCTCTGGTAGATGGTTACGTCCGACTGCAGTAACTACTAATACGTTTACTGTCAACGTTGGTCCTTCTTCTGCTGCCGATCAATATGTTCACACGTTTGTGAGTGCAACAGCGAATGGCATCGTTAAGAAAGACAATACAATCACTGTTGATCTTGGAACTTCTGGAGATACTTCAGCACATACCTTTGCATCTGCAACTACAAACGGTGTTGTTGCTGGTGGTAACTATACTCATAGTTTCGTAAGCGCAACCACTAATGGTATTACGGTTGCTGGTGATTCTGTATTCCTTGCAACTGAGTCGATTATATTCACTTGCACCGAAGATGGAAATACTGCACAGAAATCATATCCCAGAAAGTCTGATCCTGCTGCAAAGCAAGTTCTTGTTATTACTGCTGCCGATACTAATACATTCACAGTAAATGTTGGTGCGTCTGGGCAGAATGATCAATATGCACACACTTTCGTATCTGCAAGTAGTGGTGCAGTAACTAAGTCTGAATACAATCTCAACGATTGCACAGATGTTATTAACACAGTTGACAACTTAATGTCTATTGTTAGCGATACCTTAGACAATGCAAGTCAAGATCCTGCTGTTGATCATCTTGGATCTGTTACTAAGAAACTTCCTGCTTATAAGTTCCTTGGTGGAACAGTCAATGCATTTAGAGAGACTCCTTTTGATATTTCTTATCATGATGCAAATAATGATGTATTCTATAGTAATAGAATTGACACCGATGCACAATATCGCTTTAGAGATGCTGCTAACCTGATTAGAGCAAACAGAACTGCTATCGTTGATAAAGCGGCATTTGATATGCTGCAGCGTTATCCTGATCTTGCACAGGATATGCCTCGTAACCAAGGTGGTGGTAGCACTGATGGTACTGTGCGTTGTAAGACTGACTTGGGTCAGATCTTGGATGCAATTGCAGACGATATTGAAAGTGGTGGTAATGAGAAGACTGTTCAGGCAGCAAACTTCTATCTTGGCACTAATGATATCCTTCTCCACATTCGCTTACAGGTATTCCAATCTGTTTACGCACATGAGCGTCTTGCATTCTATGCAAAACAAGCGATTACAGGTGATTTGACTTATGATAATACTGATGCAATCATTGTTGGTGATTGGGGTATTACTCAGGATGCTGGTGGATGTGCAAACGTCAAGACAGCAATTGATAATTTGGTAACTATTATCAATGATGTCATTGCTCCTACAGGGAATGATTTCCATGTTTCTGCAGATCGTTTGTATTTCAACAGACAGTATCTGGCAGAAGAAGTAACTGGTTATACCAGAACTGAATTCCAATATGATTTGAATGGTGTTACTTATAACGCATTCACATATGCTGATGAATTGGCAAGACAGGCAAATATAGAGACAATTCTTCTTGGCGTTATTTCTGACTTGCAGACAGGTGGTACTAACAGCACTATTGCAGAAATTGAAAAATATCTGACTGCATCTCTTCAAATCAAGGATATCGAAGATGAAATTCTTGCCTTTGTTTTCTCACTTGAAAAATTGAAGGAAATTGGTCGTTTTGCAATCAGAAATAGATTATATGATTTCAACTCTGGATTTACTAATCCTGATTATGCAGCACTTTACAGTGATGAAAATGCATATCGCGATACTGAAACTGTAAGTGATATTGAAAAGGTTGTATACAGATTTGAAGATCTCATTGATATTACTATCAGTATTCTTGCACCTGGAGGTAATATTAGTCGCAGTGCATCTAAGAATATTCTTTATAACCTGAATTATTATAAAGAAGAGATTCAGAATCAGGTCAACTCTCAGTTTGGTTCTGGTGCATGGGTATATAACTCTTTCATTGACAGAATCATTACTGATATGGTTCATGATATTGTTACAACTGACACTAAAGTCAAGGAAAGTGCATATAAGATCACATTCACTTCTCTGACTGGTAATTTCCTACTTGGTGAAGTCATTCGTTCTAGTGGTGGCGGTTATGCTACCGTTCTTGAGTGGAATGAAGAAACTAATCTGTTGATCGTTGGTGCATTTACAGGAACTGCGTGGTCCGCATCCGATACCTTAACTGGTAGAACTTCTAGTGCAACTGCAACAGTTTCTACCGTTGGTAGTGTTTACGATTGGTATTCTGAACCCACTAATGTTCAGACATTAGATCACGCTAAGACATTAGTTTCCAACATTAGTGGTCAAGTTTCTGGTACTAACCTGTTTACCAACCCTGAAGCACTTGCTGTTAATTGGCAAGTTAACAGTATTGGTGGTGTTGACTCTCTGTTGATTACTGATAATGCAATCGCTGCTCCTGATGGAACATTGACCGCAGAGAAGTTCTTTGCTGCAAATAATAATGGTGGTGTTCATGATACGTTCAGAGATTATAACCTGACTGCATTTGAAACGTTTGACTCAAGCACACTGACTTTCGATACTACAACCGAATCTTTTGATACAGGTGCTGTAGGTGTTTCTGAAACACAAACCTTCACATCATCTATCTTTGTTAAGGCAGCAGGTTCTGCTTCTGTCAGATTTGGTCTCATCTTGGATGATGGAACTACTGCAGAACAAAATATCTTCTTTGATCTGAATCTCAGTACTGGTGCTATTGGATCGCTCTTTATTCCTCAAGGTGGTATTACGGGCGATGCTTATGGTGCGGTTCCTCTTGGTGATGGATGGTATCGACTCTTTATCACTGCAACGTTCTCCTTCGGTTTCTCTACTCTTAGAACTAGCATTATTGCTAATAGTGCTTCTGGTGCTCAGTCCTGGACTGGTAATGGCAGCACAGGTATTTACCTTTGGGGTGCAAAACTCACCAAGTTTGCTCTGGATCCTTATACTGCAACCAGCGGTAAGATCTTCTATTCTGATAACGAGTTCAATATCAAGAACTTTGCTCTGGATCTGCTCGATGGATTCATCGCACAGGCTCTCGCAGGAACTCTCACATCGCCGTCCACAAATGCAGGTTTCTATAGTTTCTATAGTTCTACTGCAGCATCTGATTACACTACAGATTCTATTGCTGCTTTGGCTCGTTATGCGACCAATATTATTAGACAGCAAATCAAGACTGGAACTTACTTTACCTCTATCGATGTTCAGAACGCTATTTCTTTACCAACTAAAACGTTTGGAGAAAGAGATGAAGTCATTGGTCTTGGAGGAGGTCTTAAGACTACCGATTTTGTCTACGGTCAGTCCAGTAATGCATATGCAGAAGTAGAAACATTAAACGAAAATAGCGGTAAGATTGTTCAAATCTACAAGCGTTTCCGTATTGATGGTGACATCACTGATGGACCGTTTACGATGAATGAGACTGTTGCTAAGCAAGGTGCTCCATCTGTTACTGGTGTTGTATATGGTTTCCATGAAGATGAAAACTATAAGTATCTTGATGTTCGTGTTACCGCTGGTCCTTGGGCAGTTACCGATACTATCGTTGGTGCTGAAAACTCCACAACTGCTCAGATTAGTGCAATTGAAAATAGACTCCATATTATTGACCTTAAAGGTGATTTCACTAATGACATTCCGTTCAAAGGTTACACTAGTGGCGAGACTGCACTACCCACTGGATTCATTAAGAATCAGGCAGCAGTTCTCTCCAATACTGGTGGTACTCTTAAAGTTGATACAGAGACATTACTCGGAACTTTCGAGAAGAACTCTGTTGTATATCCAGAGAGTTCCAGACAATATATCGATGTTATCAAATATGATGGTTTCGATGCTCAGATTGGTCAGAGAATTGCATCTACTGGTTATGTAAGATTCGGCATTAGCATCATTAGTGGTCTGAACACATTCACTGTTGGTAACAGACTGTATAAGGTTGTTAGTGGTAATCAAGTTTCTTCTGTATACGCAATTATTACTGAAGTTGATCTTGACAATAACTACATTTACGCGGTCGATTTCCAGGGCGAATTGACAAATGGTGATGTTGTTGGTGATTATGGTATTGCTGGTAACTTCCCTGTTGGTTATGCTTCTATCACAACCAGAGTCGTAACTGCAGGTGCCGCTGCTGCTCTTATTCAAGACATTAAGACAGTCGGCACACAGAAACGTCTATATCTGAGTGATATTGCAGGAGCATTTACCACCAGAGACGGTATTAAGTCCGCTGATAATTATAAGTCGGTTATTTCGGCTAAAGAAGATCTTAAGGCTCGCGTTAAGCGTTCTTCTAAAGGTTTCGATGGCACGCAGACAAACTTTGATCTTACCATTGAGAACGGAACATCTTATCTGCCAGATCCCGCTGGTCACCTGTTGATATTCATCAATGGTATTCTGCAACCTCCTGGCGCTACCAATGCATACACAGCATTCTCCAATCAAATTCAGTTCACTGAAGCACCCGATATTGGTGCATCCTTCACTGGATTCTATGTTGGTAAACTGAGACAACTTGACGATATTTCGTTTGAGTTTGACTCTTTACGTCAGTCCTTCAACCTTAAGCGTAACGAAGTATTCTACTCACTCACACTTACGGAAGGTGTACAATCTAGCGTCATCAGACCTGAAAATAATATCATTGTTTCGCTCAATGGTGTTATTCAGGAACCTGGAATTGGTTTTGAGATTGTTGGTTCTAGAATCATCTTCTCTGAAATTCCTAGATTCGGATCCACATTTGTTGCCTTCTCTTACGTTGGTTCTGAAGCAGACGTTGATGCTGCTGAAGTTGTTCCTCCCGTTGAACCTGGTGATTTCATCCGAATTCAGGGTGAAACCGATGATCGTGAAGTTGCTGTTATTGAGTCTTCTAACTCTTTGATCACTTTCGATTATCTGGGATCTGTCTTCGGTCAAGATGCACTCGCACAGGCTCAAATCACTTCTGGATTTATTGATGATGTTCAGGTTACTGGTGGTGGTTCTGGATATACTTCCAGACCTACAGTGAGAATCGACTCTATCTCTGGATTCGATGGTAATATTAAGGCGCTGGTCGGTGTTTCGGGCGTTGAGATGAGTAATGCTGGATCTGGATATCAGAACCCAGGCATTGATGTTGAAACAAGTGTCCCCGACGATTGGACCGCTCCAAATCTTGCGGATTACGGAGAAGAAGCAGTTGATCCAGAGATCCTATAAATAACTAAAAAACTTAGTGAGTAATGGCTAAACAGGCACTTAATCTTGGTACTGCCGCTAATGACAACACGGGGGACACCCTCCGTGCTGGCGGCGATAAGATCAATGATAATTTCACTGAACTTTATACTGCCATCGGCAATGGTTCTAACACTCAATTAAGTGTTGCTAACCCTGCTGTTGGTCAGGTGTTGAGATATAACGGAACTAGTTTTCTGCCTTCCGATTTCACAAACCTGACTGCGGCGTTGGATGTAAATAATAATTCTATTATTTCCTCATCTAACGGAAATATTGCTGTGGCAGCAAATGGAACTGGCGATATTACATTGGCGGCAGGTGGTATTACTTCTACGTTTGGTGGAACTGCAGGAGAAGGTATTGATTTACCTACGACGGTAAAATATAAGAATGAATATAGTAGTCTTGCCGCAGCACCAGCTGCAGCATCGTATCCTGGGTATTACTTCACTGTTGATGGTGATGATAATCCCTATGTAAATATCAATATCACTGCGGGTGGTGTTGGTGATACTAGAGCAACATTGTTGACACAATATTCTAGTATTAATCTTTTGAATGATGTTGACACTACTACTAGTGCTCCTACGTTAAATCAAGTACTTAAGTGGAATGGAACTACTTGGGTTCCTGGTGATGACGTTGCTGGTGTGTCTTCTATTAACGTATTCCAAACAGTTGCAGGTGACACTGGAACTACAACTGCTAATAGTCAAACCGATACACTGACTATTGCGGGTGGAACTAATATTACAACAACAGTTTCTGGTGATACCGTAACTGTTGATTTTAGTGGAACCCTTACAACTACATTTGCCAACCTAACTGATACTGATACTACTGGTCTGACACAGGGCGATAACATTTATTGGAATGGCACGGATTGGGTTAGAACACCAGGTGGAAGTCCCATCCTTTGGTATGAACTTGGCGCTCCTGTAGAGAATGCCAGTAGCGATTATCTGATTAACGGACCTGGACTCCCTGCTGGTGAGAACCGTGACCCAACGCTGTATGTTTACAGAGGATTCACCTACGCATTTGATAATACTGTTGAAGGTGGTGGTCACCCGTTTAGAATTCAATCTACTCAGGGATTGAGTGGAACTGCATATACGACAGGTCAAACTGGTAGTGGTTCTACAATTCTTTATTGGACAGTTCCTCTCGATGCTCCCTCAACGCTGTATTATCAGTGTACTCTCCACGCGCAAATGCAAGGCACAATTAACGTAGTATAAGGTTGACACTAAATGGCAAGAAATGTTCCTGGTACTGGTGCCGTAATTGAACCAATTTTTGACGAAGTATTTGGTGTAAGAGCGGTAAAAGTTATAAATGGCGGATCCTCATATGATCCCACAGATCCTCCTCGTTTGACAATTACAGGTTGTGGAACTCCAACAACCGAAGCTTTGTTATATCCAATTATCGATGAAGAATCGGGTAGAATCATTCACGTTCGTGTTTTATCAAGAGGTAGAGGTTATGATCCTCTAAGACTTAAGATTATTCCCGAACAGGAAACACCTAATGTAGTAAATTCTTTTAATATCAATAGAATCTGGCAGTCGCATCCAAATTCTCCAACTACGGGATCATTTAATGCCGATACAGATAGACTTCGTATCGTATCCGATAATCACCCTAAACCATCTCTGTTTGTTATGGCAGAGAGAGAACCTGGTGGATCTACTACTATCTTAGATAGAACATTTGACCAAACCTTTATTTACAGAGGCGGTAAAGATGTTCCTAATCCAGGAACTAGAATTGAGCAGCGTGATAAAGCAACTGGCATTATGGCAAATGGTGTCTTACTTCATACTCCTGACTGGGGTCTTGATGGTAATGCACAGATTAATTTCCCAATTAACGCACCAAAATATTCTTATCTAAAGAATATGAACATTTATGGTGCTGTCAATGATTCACAAACATATTATTACCAGACAAATAAGTTAATTGATGAATTTAAATTAGGTAATAGTGTTTTTGATTGGGGCGATCAGGAAATTTTCACCTGGTATATTAAAGTAGAATTTGATAATATTTTAGTTAATATTACTCCCAACTCATTAGATCAGAGTTTAGGTAATCTTGAAGTTGGTAGAAGAGTTGATGAAGTTGGTGGTAATGCCTATGGGTTCATTGCTAAGATTGTTAGAGACTCCCAGAATAATCCAACAAAGGTTTATATTAGAAATATTACCAACGGTCCTTTTGCTGAAGATGATTTACTGTTGGGTGCTAATGGATTCCAATTCCGTATTGATGATGATCCCATTACTTTCCCTAACGGTATCTTCTACATTGATTTTGGTGAAGAGGCACATGAATTTGGAGATTTTATCCCTGGTAGATATTATCTTGCACCAGAAAATATTCAGGTTCAAAGAAATTACTTAATTAAATGGGATCAATCTCATCATTCTAATCAACATGGTGGTGGACACCAAATGCAGTTCAGCACAACTCAGGATGGTGTGTTGAATGGAGGAACTCTGTACTATAACAGTACGGGAGTCACAGGAAATTGGGCAGCAGATTACGAAAACGAATATCAAGCGTTGTTCATTATGAACGCGGATGAATCAAATCGTATCTATTACTATTGTAAAAATCATCGCTACATGTCAGGTTATACTGGCGATGAAGGATATATGGTCCTCAATCCTGAACTAGAGGAAGAGGAACATGCTAATAATTACTACACAAGAAATTATTATCAACCAAATTCTAATGATCCTAATACAATCGATAAGTCTCGACATGTAAATGGACACTCTAAAATTTTGGGTATGTCTTTTGATGGATATCCCATCTATGGTCCTTGGGGTCAGACAGATAGTGGAACTGTTCGCAGAGAATCTAGTTCTTATAGATTGAAGACAACAGCAGAATTATCTGGTGTTAGACCAGAAGTTGTTACTGCAGGAACAGTAACTTATGCCGTTACTTTTGCAAATGACAAATTCTTATTTGATGGTCAGACACTGCCATTTATTGAATTTTTGAGAGGAAAAACGTATGTTTTCAATCAAAATGACGCTAGTAACGTAGATGGATTACTTTCTCAGATTTTATTACTCTCCACAACAGAAGATGGTTGGCATGGCGCTTTAGTTGGTGATACTTCTTATGTTTATGGTGCATCTCATTCAGTAACCTATCATTTAGATGGTTCTGCTGTAAGTTATGCTGCATATGTTTCTGGATTCTCTACAGCAACAACACGAGAAATTAGGTTCCAAGTTCCTGTTGATGCTGATCGTCTGATTTATGTTTATGCATATCATGAAGCAGATGCAGGTGTTAGGGGCGTTTGTGAAGGATATTTACTTGGTGATTTGATTACCGATTTTATCTACGATTCTTCCGTAGGAACTCTCGATCAGTACAACGGTAGATATGCTGTTACTCCTGATTATCCAGACGGAACCTATGCATATTTTATGACTGAGGATGGTAGTGGTAACCCAGTATATCCGTATGCTATTGGTCCTGAATATTATGGTGTTCCTCTGTTTGAGGGCGATACAGTTCCTGATTTGGTTTCTCAATTCCCAACCGAAGCTACAGGTGAAGTTGTTCTGAGTACGGATAATCCAGGTCAAGTATCTTATATTAAGATGACTAAAACTGGTGATAACTTCTTTGGTTCGGCAAAAGCAAAAATTCTTGGTGGACAGGGAAGTGGTGCTACAGGAACTCCCACTGTTCAAACAGTTACTGGTTTATCTTTGTTGAATCCAGGTAGAGACTATGCTACACCTCCGACACTTATCTTTGAAGGTGGTGGTGGACAAGGTGCTCAGGGTGCTGCACAAATTGATACCTTAGGTAAAGTTACCAATATCAATATCGTAGATCCTGGTGAGTTCTATCAAGAACCTCCCTTTATTCTTATTAGTGGTGGCGGTGGTATTGGTGCAAAAGCAGAAGCAACTATTTTCCAGGGAGAAATTACTGGAATTAATATTACCGACCCTGGTAAAGGATACACTTCTCCGCCCAATATTATCTTTACGAAGTTAGTCCAACTTAAGCGTAAAACTAGAGCACGTCAGGCACTTAATGCATCTGCAATCTATCTTACTGGACTGGTTAAAACACTTGGTTCTACAGACAGTGAGATTTATGTAGATTCTACTGATGCATATCCTGGTTCTGGTGAAATTATTGTTGATACAGAAACTATTTCTTATACTTCTAAGAGTGAAGGTAGATTTTCTGGTCTGACTAGAGGTGTAAACTTCAACTATGATCAAAGAGTTGTTCTGGATACAGGACAAAATACACCTGAAGGAGTATCTACTTATCAATATAACGTTGGTGACAGAGTTGTTCGTCGTGTTGATAATGCAAATAACAAAGTTGCTAAGGTATATGATTGGAATCCAAATTCAAGAGAACTATTAGTTACTTTTGAAGTTGATGAACTTGCCTTTATTGATGCAGGTATTCCTTCTACTGAAGATGCTATTGTACAGTTTGATGCTGGTGTTGCTGCTAGTGCTAACAGTTCATATCAACCACACATTATTGAAACGGAAACTGGTTCAACTATTACATTATTAACTGTTCCTATCACTACGTTGCAGGATAGAAAATTCCAAGATGATGATGAAAATGAAGATCCTAATAATCCTGGAACATTCTTAGGAGACGGTATTGCAGACTTGGTAAATACTGGAACAGACTATGAAAACCAAATCAATCTTGATGGTGGTATCTATAATTCTCTGTATGGTATTGAAGAAACTCAAGGTGGTCAAAACACTACTCTGTTCCAAGTTGGTGATAGCATCAAGGATGCTTCGATCCCCTTCAGATATGCAACTATCATTGAAGCAGGTGGATTGAGTGATGGTGTTGAACACGTTGCAACCTTAACTATTACTGTTGATCTTACAACAGGAAATGGTCAAAATTACAGCACAAACGAGGTTGTTACTGGTGCAACTAGTGGTGTGAGAGGCACAGTAGTTTCTTGGAGTTCTCAAACAGGTGTCTTGGTAGTACAAGATATTATTCCATTCAATACGAATAATATTAATGTTGGTATTGCTGGACTTTTATATGAGTTCTCGGAAAAGAATACTATTATTGATTTCCTGATTCAAAATGCAGGAACTAACTATACAGGAACTCCAACAGTTACGATCGAAAACACGGGTGATATTCAGGCAACTGCAACAGTGAATATGACAACTGCTGGAGACCAAGTGCAATCTCTTACCGTTACAAACGGTGGATATGGTATTCCTCAAACAGTTGACGGAACTTACAATATTCACCCAACTGTTACATTCACCAATGCTGCTGGCGACACTACGGGTAGTGGCGCGGTTGCACAAGCAATTCTTGGTGGTGAATTGATCAATGGTAATGGTGGTGCATCATATAGAATCAAGAAGATCGATTACCAGACAATCATCCGTTCCAAATAGACATAAATAAACAGGAGGACAATAGTCGAAGGACATGGCAGCTCTTTTAACTGATCAATTTAGGATTTTTTCATCTAAGAAATTTATTAAAGCCTTAGAGGGTCCTAATGCTACACAAAGTGATGACGATGCAGGAACAACGAGAGATCGTTTGTATCTGTTCATTGGTCGTCCCCAAACATGGGATAACGAAAACTCTCCGCCTCAAGCGGTTGATTCGTTCTCCGAATTTTCTGGTTCCTATGACGACATGATCTCTCTGAAGAGAGTCCTCGCTTCGGATACAGTTCAGGTCGTTCGTCGTATTGACTGGGTTTCTCCCGAACAAACCACTGGTGGTTTGGGTTTCACCTATGACATGTATCGCCACGATTATTCTCCTAGTAAGACTGCTGCCTCTGGTGCCACAAAACTGTATGATTCCGACTTCTATGTCGTAAACTCGCAGTATCAGGTCTACAAGTGCATTTACAATGGCACTTCTCCATCTGACCCTAACGGCAAACCTTCTACTGTTGAACCTACAGGTACTTCGACATCTATCATTACCACTGGTGATGGTTATCGTTGGAAGTATATGTATACCATCCCTGTTGCATCGGTCTTGAAGTTCTTCTCCAATGACTACATGCCAGTGTTTACGAACTCTGCAGTTCAAACTAACGCTGTTTCAGGTGAAGTTGATACTGTTGTAATCAACTCTGCTGGTTCTGGTTATAACAACGGCACATATGATAACGTCGCTATCAATGGTGACGGAACAGGTGGTCGTGTTTCTGTTGTTATTGATGGTGGTAAAATTATTTCTGCTACTGTGACCTCTGGTGGCACAGGTTATACTTTCGGTAAAATTAGTGTTGATGCTATCACTGGTATCGGCACAGGAACAGGTGGTCAAGTTGACGTTATCATTCCTCCTCCAGGTGGACATGGTAATGACGCAGTTGTTGAAATTGGTGCATTCCGTGTCATGATCAACGCTAAACTCTCTTATGATGAGGGTGCAGGTGACTTCCCTGTCGATAACGATTATCGTCGTATTGGTTTGATTACCAATCCCCTTAAGTTTGGAACATCGGAACTTATTTCCGACCTGACAGTTTCTGCTTCAAAAGCAGTAATTTTCTCTCCTACGTTCCAAGGTAACTATGTTCCTGATGAAATTATCACTCAAACTAGAGTTGTAGGTGGTCAAAATGTTACCGCTCGTGCTCGTGTTATTTCTTGGAATGCTACAACTAAAGTTCTGAAGTATTATCAGAACGCAGTTGATGGTATCTTCCCTGAAGTTACAGGTACTCAAAATGAGTTTGATGGTTCTAACGTTATCAGTGGCGCGACTTCTGGTGCTGCTGGACAACCCGATGTGAACTTCCCTGCTGTTCCTAACTCATCTTCCAGAACAATTAACAATACGGAATATGACTTGGGTATGAAGTTCAATAATGGTTATGCAAAACCTGAGATCAAGTCAAACAGCGGTCAGGTTGTTTATATAGATAATAGAAGATCCATTAGTCGTGCAAACGACCAAGTAGAAGATATTAAAATCGTAATCGAGTTCTAATGGCACAAAATACCAATTTAAACGTCACCCCTTACTACGACGACTTCGATAAGGACAAGAATTTTTATCGAGTGCTGTTCCGTCCTGGATTCCCCATTCAGGCGAGAGAACTCACTACGATGCAGAGTATTCTGCAGAATCAAATTGAGAACATCGGTTCTGGCACATATAAAGATGGATCGATGGTCATCCCTGGTCAGGTGGGTTATGACCTGACAGTTGATGCGATTATGCTTCAGGAATCCTTCCTGGGTGCTGACGTTGAACAGTATCGTGCTCAACTTACAGGAAAAATTATTGAAGGTTTGACATCTGGTGTCAAAGCAAAAGTCCTCTTCAGTATTTCGGATACAGAGTCTGATAAAGGTTATATCACACTCTATGTCAAGTACATTGAATCTGGTGGTGACACCCAGGAACAAACAACGTTCTCGAACAACGAACAGTTAGTTACCGATGTTGAGATTACATTCGGAACAACTTTGATTGAGGTTGGTTCTCCCTTCGCTCAACTTCTGCCTACAGGATCTTTACAGCAAGGCTCTGTTGCATATATTCAACCTGGTGTTTATTACATCAGAGGTTTCTTTGTTGATGTTGAATATCAATATCTTCTTCTCGATCAGTATGGATCAAACCCCTCCTATCGTGTTGGTCTCGATATCCAAGAATCCATTATCACTCCCGAGGATGACCTCAGCCTCAACGATAATGCTGCTGGAACAAGTAACTATGCTGCTCCTGGTTCTCATAGATTTAGAATCACCACAAAATTAAATAAAAAATTATTAACGGATGATGCTGACAAGGACTTCATCGAACTGCTCCGTCTTAATAATTCTAAAGTAGAGCAGTTGGTTGATCGTTCAGCTCTTAGCGAACTTGAAAAGTCTTTAGCACTCAGAACTTATGAGGAGTCTGGTGACTATGTTGTAAAAGACTTCAATATTGCTGTTAGAGAAAGTCTGGATGACGGCAACAATAATGGTGTGTATGCTGCTGGTGATACTACTGCTCAAGATAACACTCCGTCCAGTGATAAGTATGCAGTTGAATTTGGTCCTGGAACTGCATATGTCAGAGGTTATCGTGTAAGTACACTGTCTCAGACTTTTGTTGATCTTGATAAACCGAGAGATACTGCCAATAGAGAAAATACTAATATTGCATTTAAGTTAGGTAATCTAATCAACGTAAATAACGTTTATGGATTCCCCAATACAACTGGATCTACAATTACCAATGCATATCAGACACTTGAATTAAGAGACACATTTAGTGCTTCTGCAGGAACTGCTGCTGGTGAGAAGATCGGTCTTGCTCGTGTTATTTCTTTTGAACACAGAAGTAATCCCGATGGAACTTATGGTAATGCTGATGATAACTATAAGGCAAACCTTATGGATATCCAGATGTTTACTATTCTGGATATGAACAGCAACCAAACTCTTGGTGCGGGTGTTCAAGTTGTTGGTAGAACTTCTGGTGCTAGAGGATATACTACAGAGGCATTTAGTAATGCTGGTCACATCGACCTCATTCAAGTAGAGGGATCATTCATTAAGAATGAAATGTTGACAGCAGATGGTATTAATCTGGACACTATTGATAATATTCATACATATCAGTTCTCTGATGTTCGTCAACTCGTCGCTAGAGATGAGACTACTAGTGTTATTGAATTTACCAGTGACATAATTTTAGAAGATATTCAACCTATTCAAGGCAGTACATTCACTTATGATGCTACTGGTGGTAGTGAAGATATTACTGGTTTACAGTCTAACTTTGCTCTAGATCTTCGTCCTGGAGATCGTATTTACTTCAGTGCAACAAAATATGTTGACGTTGATAAAGTAGATCCTGATGCATTGAGCACGACTGGATTTGCAAGTATCTTTGATTACTCTGCTCAGACAGTTAATGTAACACCTGGTGCAGGTGGTGCTGCTCCTAGTGCAGGAACATATACTAGTCTTCTTCGTTATCGTGCTAAGTTATTTGATGTTGAGAATGCAAATCTTCTCAGCAAGATGCCCAAGAACTATGTTAAGAGCATCAGCGATGAGTCTATGATCGTCAGAAGAACGTTTGACACCCAAACGGTTTCTGGTGGTGGTTCTGTATCCTTAACTCTTCCTGAAAACGAACAGTTTGAAGCTATTAATGATGCAAACTTCACAATGATTGCCTTGGCTTCTACTAATGGATCTTATCCAGTAGGGTCAGAAATTCAATTAAAACCCCCTAGTGGTGGACATGCATCTAGTGTTCTTGGTTATGCAGACTTTACCTCTAGTGATAACACTACACTTCAGATTGACAACTTAACAAATATCACTTCTGTTAAGATTACAGCAACTATTGCTAAAAACGTAACAACCAGAAAGACAAAATCTGAAAACAAGATGTTTGTTCTTAAGGTTACTAATACAGTAGAAGATTTAGATAAACCTAAGTACAACCTGACTCATACCAACACATACGGCACTCGTATTGAAGATAAAGATATTTCTCTTGGTGCAGTTGATGCTTATCGACTTCATGCAGTTTACGAATCTAACGACGATAACGATCCCGTAATTCCTTCAGTAACTCTTGTAGAACCTGTCTTCTTTGCAACAGGATCTATTGTTACAGGTAAAACATCAAATGCTAGAGCAAAAGTTGTAGATTTCTCCTCGGGTAATTTAAAACTTACTGTTGTTTATGAATCTGGTCAATTCCAACCAGGTGAAACTCTGACTGGTTTTGATAGTAATAATACTGCAATTAACGCAATTATCAATGATAGTGAAGGATCTGTCGTTGCAGGTTCAAAGGTTATTACTGGAAACTTCTTCTTAGAAGTGAATCAAACACCATTCATGTATGATATTTCTAAGATTACTAGGAAGAAGGGTGTTGCAAAACCGATCAGAAAACTAAAAGTTGTTTTTGATTACTATACACACTCTGCTACAGGTGATTATTTTGGTGGTCAATCGTATCTGAATACAACTTATGATGATATTCCATTCTTTGGAGTTGATTTCTTAGCAGATTTCCTTGACTTCCGTCCTTCTGTTAAAAACTTGTACTCTGGAACAGGTTCTGTTTCTTCACCTGCATATGTTGGTGTTAACAGTCTTGATTTTAATGCGAGAGTGTTCAATACTTCAGGATCACCAGCAGCAACTATTTTCGACGTTCCGAAATTACAGACTAACTTCAAGTGTGATTTTGACTGGTATCTACCTAGAACAGATAAACTCTTCCTCAATCCAGATGGTGAATTCCAGGTTGTTAAGGGTAAATCTGCAGAGGCTCCTGATGAACCCGATGATATCAAAGATAGTTTACTTTTAGCGGTTCTCAGTCATAAACCATATGGTTTTGATCCAGAATCGGATGTGGTAATCACCAGATCCGACCACAAGCGTTACACCATGAAAGATATTGGTGGTCTTGAGCGTCGTCTTGATCAGGTTGAGTACTACACATCACTGAACCTTCTTGAAACTGATACTTATAATACTAAGATTCTCGATGGTGATGGAAAAGATCGCTTGAAAAACGGTTTTACTGTTGATGACTTCTCTGACCATAGTAAATCTGATACTGGTAACGAAGATTTTAATGCTGCATTAGATTTTGCACAAGGATGGTGTCGTGCATCTCACTACACCTCTAATATTGGACTGGAAATTAATACTTCTCTGTCCACTAACTATCAGCAAACTGGTCCTCTTCTGACACTTCCATATACAGAGAAGAAGATTATTGACCAACCATATGCTTCGAGAGTTGAGAATATCAACCCATTCAACGTATTTACCTATATTGGTCGTATTGATCTTACCCCTCAATCTGATGATTGGATTGATACTGAAAGATTACCCCAGAGGGTAACACAAATTGAAGGTGATTTCCAAGCAGTATCATCTGAAATGAATGTTGATCAGAATGGTTTTGCTCCTATTCAATGGGGTGCATGGCGTGATCAGTGGTCTTCCAGTAGAGTTGTTGGATCTAATGTTACCAGAAACTCTTTCTGGTTAGAAATGGACCGTGGTAGATCTCCCAACCCTGGTGTCTGGGGTGGTCGTGGTATGCGTCGTGTTAACAGAACGACCACAATTCTTACCACAACACGTCAAACGAGAACTGGTATTCGCTCTAGAGTTATTCCTAGAATCGATCGACAGTCTCTGGGTGACAGTGTTGTATCTTCTACTTCAATCCCATTCGTCCGTTCTAGGAACATTGCTTTCAAGGCGGCTCGTATGAAACCGAGAACTTCATTCTTCACTTTCTTCAGTGGAGTTAACATGGGGCAGTATGTGATGCCAAAACTGATCGAACTTATTAAAGATCCTGCAGTTGATAGTAGAACTAATTCCACTCCATTTGTTATTGGCGAAACTGTCACTGGACTAAGATCTGGTGTACGATTGAGAGTTGTTGCACCAAATGATGTTTATAAGTTCAATCCATATGATGATACAGAACTTCCATCTTCTTATGCTTCAACTACTGCGTTCTTGAATATTGATTTAGATTCTCTTGCAGCGCAAGCTACAGGTGCATTCTTTGGAAATATGGAGGTTGGTGAAATCTTGGTTGGCGCATCTGGTGCTAAGGCAGTAGTCAAAGACCGTAGACTTCTCAGTGATAGATCTGGTAAGATGCACGGTTCTTTGTAT